GACGAAGAATCTTGCGACCGTAAAGGTGCATACCACGAACAATGTCAGCGAAGCTGTCAGGGTCACGGTAAGTTTCAGTCTTGTTGATCTGCTCAGCAGTTGCTACAGCAGAATCATGACCAGCAACAATAACACCATAGTTGGCGTTTTGGTTTGCAGAACCTGTAGTTCCAGCACCAGTGCCTACTGAAGGCAAGTTGCTTGATACGTACAAGCGGAAACCAAAGAAGTTGTTGAGGTTTAGACCATTGCGAAGTGAGCCTGAGTCACCGAAATCGGCGTTCAAGAAGCGGCTGTCTTCGTCACGAAGTAGCTCCATGAATACCGGGTCAACAACCAGCCAACGCCCTGCAGTATCAACTTGCTGTTGATCCAACAAACGACCCATACGTGCTACAACCATTACAGGTGAAGCAGTTGCAGTCGGCAGAGCAGTAGCGCCGGGCAAACGTGCTGCCAATGGGATTGAGTGATCCCCAGCAGAACCAGTTGTGATGTTGCCAAATGAATCCTTACGGAGTTTCATTGAAGTCAACAACTCATCTGAGCCAGCAGTAGTAACAGCTTTGGTGCCGTTTACTTGGTCATTAACAGCGCCAGCATTTGCATGCAAAGCAGACTGTTTATAGCCTGACAGATAGCCAAGAACTTCTTGGTCATACTGATCAGCAAGACGATAAGCTGCACGATCCGTTGCAAGACTCATGAAATTGACATGGGAGTGCGCTTCCTCGATGTCATCCATCTTGAAGGCAAAATAGTTAGCTTTATCAACGACTAAGGAGAAATCCTCATCGTCTAAGTCTTGTGCTGAAACCTGTGTCCCACGAGCGTATGAGCTTACAGAAATTTCAGGCTCTTTGATAATTTTAACTGTATCACCTTGGGCAGAAATCTCCCCAAAATAATCAGAGTTGGTGATGTCACCACATACTGTACTCTTGCGGAAAGCAAGCTGTACTTTTTTTGAATAGATTACTGGGCTAAAATTGCCGTTTGGCAAATTCCCGTAACCTGCTGCTGATGTAAAAGCCATGATATAATCCTCCATAGATGTTTGGCTTAGGTTTAATTAAGCTTGTAACATTTAGTAAGAGGCTGTCTTTCTAGGGTGCGTATATTATGTCAGTCGGCCAACCAACAAAACAACGGGCCTATTCTAACAGGTAAGTCTTAACTTATTAGTTTTTAGCTTAGTGAGTTGAGTATAATACAAGGTAGTCTTTTCAGAGGCTTGTACTATACTCATATAACACCTATAGTTATACTTACTAAATATAGGTTGTCAATAACAATTTTTAATTTACCGTGCGCCGCCTGTCATATCGTAGACAAACTTACCAGTGCGCATAGCTTCCATAATAGCATCTGAGTTCTTTTCATATTCATGTACAGACATGCTATTAACTTGAGATTCACTGAATCGTCCTGCTGAGTCGTTTGATTCAGGTTTAGTTGTTCGTTTAGTGACCACAGCAGATGCGGCTTCTTTACTAGACTTCTTACGAGACTTAGTGTCCATATTATTATCTACTTTATATAGATCAATAACACGAACTACAGATCTTGGATCATCACTGTTCTCGTATATAGCATCTTGTACCCACTTAGGTTGCTCTCCAGCCCAATCATGAAAGGCATCACTCTCTCGTAAATCATCAAAGTCAGGGTGCGCATCACGAATAGCATCTTCATTCTTGTTACGCTCTGCTTCTGCAGACATACGATCCAGTTCTTGTAGACGCCCTTCAGCTAAGTTAAACTTCTCTTGAGCTTTCTTTTCTGCAATCGTCTCAACGATAGCTGCGACATCAGGGTACTTCTCTGCCCAATTAGCAATGTCCTCATCAGACTTAGGTGCACGTATCTCACCACGTTCCTGTGCATTTTCTAATTGTGTCTTTAGCTTCTTTAGTTCTTCTGACTGCTTATTTAAATGATTACGTAAATCACTATAGCGTTTCTTATATGTACGTTCTTCACCAGAAAGTTTCTCGTCTTTGGCTTCTTCCTCAGAGGCTTCTTTGGTTTCTACTTTTTGATCTTCTTCTGGAGTATCTCCATCTACTAGCTTCTGAAGTTCTGCTTCCTCTTCTTCAATGCGTCTCTTATTAGCATTGCTGTAATTAGAATCTACAAATCCTGCTACTTTTGGTTGTTCTACACTTTCTAGTTGTGCCATAGTTTAGTTCCTTTATGTTGGGGTCAGCCGTAGCCGAGTAGCCTTATTATTTTTTACGTTTCTTTTTCATCAAGCCGCCTTTGTATACTCCTGAAGAATCATCATTGTAGTCATCTGCTTTGTCATCTCCGTATGATCCACCACCAGAACTAGAAGAAGAAGATGAACCTCCACCGTACTGCCCTTCTCCTCTAGGATCATCTGGTCTATCATCGGAACCTGTCATGCCGCCCCCTGTAGAAGAAGTAGGTTTTTTTGCATCAGGAGGCTTAACTCCAACAGTGGGAGAAGTACCAGAAGGAGGTTTTATTACAACGTCATCATTTTTAAAGGAGCCACCGCCGCCTTTATCGTCTTTCTTATCGTCTCTGTCTGGGGTAGGCGCAATAGTATTCTTAGTAGGATCTGCCAAGTTAATACCTACCTGCGAAGATGCAAACTTAGCTTGTACTTCACCTGAATCGCCAAACATCTTAGAGAGAAACTTCTCGAAAGGGCTATACGTTTCTTGCATAGCATTAGCTTGTTCATTCAAAGAAGTACTAGTGCTGTTATCTTTACCGCCATTCTTAGCTTTCTCTAGTATAGCAGCAGCACGTAAGTTTGCTACAGTACTAACTGTACCAGCAGCACCGATAGCAGAAGCTCGCAGCAAGGAAGGTGGACCCTTCTGTGTCTTAGCCCACTCTAAAACAGACTCAGAATCACCAAACTCTATGTCATCGTACCATCTAGGTGCTGGTGGTTTATCATCGTCATCATCGTCATCAGAACCCCTCTGAGAACGAACTTGAGGTTTACCTAATTGAAACCCTTGAGGGACAGGAGTTACAGGCTGCTTAGTGTCGGAATATACAGAAATCTGCATAGTAGCACCTGTAGAAGGATTATAGTAGTCCACAAGCTCTGTAGCTCTAGGACCTGAGTAACCTTGTGTAGCACCTAAAGTCTGGGAGAAACCTAATGCACCCATGCCTGAAAGAAAGCTAGGAACAGGACCCGTATTAGAGCCTGATAAAAAGTCAGGTTCAGAGCCATCTTCAAAGCCACCACCTGCGTAACCCTTTACATACCCACCTTCTGCCATCTTAATACCTTTAGCATCCAGTTTCTTTTTTACCTCTGGGTTGTTCTTAACCATCTCATACATGCGGTCTATCATACCGTCTACATCTTCTCGTACATTCATCTGAGAAGCTTTAGGCATAGAAGTAATACCGCCTTGTGCCATAGTCGTTGTAGCTTCACCTTCCATAACGCTTTGTACTTCAGCCATATCTTCATCACTGGCATCCATAGGCAAAGAAGCTGTACCTTCCATTACCGCTTTTATGTCAGCCATGTCCTCATCAGAGATGCCTTCCATCATATCCTCATCAGAAATCTCTACATCTTCAGGGCCTTCTTCAGAGACAGGCGCTCCACCTATACGTCCTTCTTCTGCCATTTCAACATACGCAGCCTTTGCCGTGTCACGCAAATCCTCAAAGAACTTTACACCGTAGAAACGTAATACATCTGCAGGTATAACATACTCACCCTCAGAAAGGTTAGCTTCTATGTCATCTCGTACTTCTTCAGCCGTAGAGCCTAGAGGTATTTCGTTTCCACTAACAGGATCAACAGAAGGTTCTGTTATCATTTCGTTCATCTGATCTTCAAGAGCCATTTATTTCATCCCTCAAGTATTTGAGTTTACGTAGAGCAGCTATCTCACCTTGACAGCGAAACAACTCTTCTGGTGATTTTAATTGTTCCATGTTCTTGTGTACCTGACTGATTTTATTATCAACAGTTTCACAAAAAGAATCCCATAGAGGTTTATCGTTTACTAGTTTTTTTATTATCATGTGTTAGGTCTTTGTACTAATCCACCTTGGTTAAACCGTAGTTTCTGCTTTTTAGGATCTAGCTTTAAATCTTTAATATTAATAGACTTACCTTGTAGAGTTTCAGGTTTTTCTGCTGCTGCTTTTAACCTTCTAGCTAAATCTCCTCTAGGAAAACGTAAGGCCAATGCCTCCTCTTTGAGACTTAATTCAGCACGTTTATAGTTTAAATCTTTTTTGCCTATCTTTATTTGATCGCCTAGTTCATCTTTTAATTGCTTAAGTGCTTTATCAAAAGCGGTAACGTATGTATTGTAGAAACCTGAACCTTTTTTTATAGCACTCTTATATTCTTTTGAGCCTTTAGAGAAGCGTTTTTCTGCAAGCTTTTCAATAGGGGGTAATACAATTTCATCCACATTATTAGCTTTAGCATCCGCAATAATAGATTGCAATAAGACTCTTACAGAATCTGTAAGCTTAGGTAAGGGAGTGTCTTTTTTAGAGGTAGTCATTTGGCTCTCGGCTATAACATCTATAGCTCCTGACCTAATGTTTTGAAGTATATTAGCTTTACCTGAAAAATCATATACATTAAGTTTCTTTTCAGCAAGCATCTCAAAATATCTTTCAACAGCATTCAGACGTAACCTCACAGAACCTGTAACATCACTATTAGGAAACTCCTTATCAAATATTTTTTTAAGTTCTAAAGAACCTTCAGCCTTTGTAAGTTTTTTATCTGTCATCAGAGGTATATATTTGTTAAATACAAAATTTTCAAACTCTTCAAAAAAGTCTCCCGCTTGAGAAAATTCTTCTTTAAAGGCTATATCATCTATATCTGATTCAAATTGTTTTCTATATTTTTGTATAGATTCTGCTTTAGCTTTTTCAGGGTTGTCTACCATTTTTTGAATTACATCAGATTGAAGTTCTTCTATTAAAAGGTAATCAGCATCTTCATCGAATCTTATATTAGAAAGTTTTTCTGCATCTTTATACGAGGGCGTTTGTTCTTGTCTATAGCTATACCTAGCATGTGCTAGTGTCGAAGGTCCATGATGCGTCATTAAACCTAAGTCTTTTTGTATAACATCAATGCCTATTTCCTGATAACCTATATCTAAATCTTCTAGGTCTGTCTGTCTTTGCATACCTCTATATTTAGGTGCCTTTTTTAAAGCTTGTATCTTTAGTGGATCTAATTCAAAAGCTCCACTTATCACATCCTTAGTATACTTTTCTTCAGGTTCTAATCCAAACTGCCTAAAGTCTAATTCTCCTTGAGAAACTTTAGGTGCACGTTTACGTACAAACGCTTCTATGTTTTGCCCTTTAGTACCCTTTTTACCTATAGGTGCTTCCTGTATAGCAGATTCTAAAGGACTATAAAATTCTGCAACTACGGTATCTTCTAAGTCCTTACCAACCATATCCCAAGTAAGATTTTCATCATCTTCAGATAGCTTTATAGGATCTCTTTTACCTTCTTTAAACAGAGGATTATACTTAGGATTATCAATAGCGCCCGAAGGCATGTTAAATGCATTCCTAAGTTCTTTAGATATAAGCCTACTGATTGATGACATTACTGTACGTTCCCGCTAAAGCCTTGTTCACCCGGCGCTGCTGCACCACCTATACCAATGTTACCACCGCCACCGCCACTCATATCTGCTGCGCCTTGGGGTGGTGCACCTTCAGGGGCCGCTTGAGGAGCGCCTTGAGGAGCCTCTCCACCTTCAGGGCTAGGCACCCCTTGTGGCGGCTGTTGAGGCGCTGTGAACCCCTTTAGGATCTCTGCTTGGATAGCTGCGTCT